ACATTGGCCGTGTTACTTGGCTCATTAGTATGATTGCGGTAATTGCCCTAGCCTTTTATGAGGTGCTACACAACACCGTCAGCATCCGTGAGCTTGCTGAATCACTCGGCATTGTCTCAGCTGCGGGCGGTGCTAGTGTGGCAATGAAGTCAAAATCAGAACCAGAATAATGTTTCCCTTACCAATACTATTTTATGTCAAAGCTGGACTTCTTGTTGTACTCGTATGCGGCGCTGGCTATCTTGGCTACAGTTTGGAAGCTGCACGATTTGATCGCTATAAGGCGGACCAGATTGCCGCCACTCAAAAAGCGCAAGACAAACACCAAGAAGCCGCCGACCAAATAAGGAAAGAAAAAGATGCTCAAATTGCTTCTATCAACAACTCTCTCGCTGATGCTCTTAGCCAGCTGCGTGGCCGTTCCAGTCGCGCCCAAGGCGCCGCAAATGGACAGGCTGGAACTGGGCTGTCCCTTTCTGCCGAGGACGCTGGCTTTCTTGAGCGGGAGGCTGCCAGGGCAGACATCTTGCGAGCCGGACTCGCAGCCTGCTACGACCAGTACGACTCGCTAAATAAATAAAAACCCCAATTTGCATTAATATATGCAGAGTAAGGAGCACGAATGAAAAAGCTATTAGTAGTAGCCCTGTGGGTAGTTGGCGTATTTGCAGCCATCCACTTCACGGATAGGTACACACAGATTGAAGAGAACATCATGGCCATCGCCAAATCCACGCTAGACTTCATCACAAAAGAAGAAGGCGCCCGTAATAAGGCATACAAGGACTCTAAGGGCCTATGGACGATTGGCGTGGGGCACCTCATCAAGGCCGATGAGCAGCACCTTATCAATACCACACTGACAGACTCACAGGTCGAAGACCTGCTTAAGAGCGATTTAAGGTGGTGTAGTGAGGCCGTAGAGAGCTCGGTGCGGGTACCCCTACAGCAGAACCAATTTGACGCACTGTACAGCCTCTGCTTCAATATAGGTGAGACTAACTTTAAGAAATCCACAGTAGTAAAAAAGATTAACGACAATGACATGCAAGGTGCCGCAGAGGCCATTTTGATGTGGTCCAAACAGCCTGAGCTATTACCAAGAAGAAAACGTGAAAAAGCTCTGTTTTTAGGGGCGTAAATACTTAGTTTTTTGCATTAATATACATAGAACCCAATAAAAGGAATTACCATGGACGGCTTTAAAAAGATTGTAAAAATGAAAACTGGTGGCTTAGTAAAGACCCCAGTAACTGGCGACAAAAAAGCAGCCACACGACCAGCCTTTAAGGGCAGCGACGTGGCTAAGGAAAAAAGCAAGCCCGCTGGCCATAAGGACCCGTACATCAAGAGCAAAGATGTGCCCCCAGCAGAAGGCGTTCCAAGCGCAGCCATAAAGGGCCGTAACAAAAAAGCTAACGGTACCGTTAATAAGTTTAAGTGCGGTGGTAAGATTGTCAAGAAGGCCGACGGCGGCATTATGGACGCCATCGGTGGTGTAGGCACACAGCTTAAGAACAACGTCATGGGCACACCAGAGCAGAACCGTATTGCTCAGGCCCGCATGGATATGATTGCCCGCAAGAAGGCACAACAGGCCGCTATGCTCCAGGGTCAATCCCCTATATCAGCACTGCAGCAAGGCGCCGTAGCAGGGGACACACCGGCACCAGCACCTACATCAGCACCTGGTTTAGCACCAGCACCAGCACCAGCACCAGCATTGCCGGCCCAGAAAAAAGGCGGCAAAGTAAAAAAGGATAAGTGCTAATATGCCGATTGTTAGCGAAAAACAAAAAGGCGCTATGTACGCCGCGGCCGCTGGCAAATCAACCCTTGGCATCCCTAAGAAGGTTGCCAAGGAGTTTATTAAGGCTGGACCCGCATCAAACAAATTACCAAACAAAGTAACTAAGCGCGCCGCTGGCCGCGGAAGATAATATGGCCTACTCAGGTACCACTGGCAACACTACAGTCAATGTTGATCAGCTGATCTCCTACGCATTTCGTGATGCTGGCAAGACGGCAGAAGAAGCAACCCCCGAGCTTATTGGTGCAGCCAAGCAGGCACTGTTTTATAACTTGCAAAATCTCTCCAACATGGGCGTTAATTTATGGCTCCTGGAGAACATGCTTGTCGGCGCAGTGACAGCTCAGCAGCAACTTACTCTACCAAAGACAGTCATCGACGTACGTGAGAGCAACTGGGTCTACATCATTAACTCAGCAGCCTCTGAGTACTTACCAATTAGCAACCCAGACTCACCGGCAGTATTTGGTCAAAACATCGACCTAGTCTCTACCTCCACCATCGGTAACAACTGGTTTGGTCTTCAGTACCAGGCCTCACAGCCAGTGTACTACGTTGGATTTAATGGCTACGCAGTAGGTACTGGCACAACAACATATAACTTTGCCTATGAGACCAGCGAAGATGGAATCACTTGGACAACAGTAAAGCAACTACCGACTACAACACTCTCAGATAAAGAGTGGGCCTACTTTAACATCACCACAACACCAACGCACCTTTACTACAGGCTGCGTGAAACGGTTGCACCTACGTTCTCTATACGTCAAATCGTATTCTCTACGAGCCAGCAAGTCATTCCACTCGCCCGTTTAAATCGCGATGACTACTGGAATCTCCCAAATAAACAGTTCCCTAGCCAGCGCTCATTGCAGTATTGGTTTGATAGGACCATTGAGCCCTCGATGTACATCTGGCCAGTGCCCAATAACTCGTTTCAAATGTTTCAGTTAATTGTTGAGGTTCAAATGCAAGATGTAGGATCTTTGACAAATCAGATTTACGTACCTGACCGATGGATTAATTGTGTTCAAAAACAATTATCACATTCTATGTCTTTACAACTACCCGGTGTAGATTTGCAACGTGTTCAATATCTAGAAGCTCAAGCACAAAAAGCATTCCTACAAGCCAGCGAGGAAGATCGCGACAAAAGTGGAATATTTTTCCAACCGAATATTTCGTATTACACACGCTAATATGTTTTGTACATACTACCATTCAAAACCTGATGGAACCGTTTTCTATATTGGTATAGGAAATGCAAAACGTCCTTATGATTTTTTTAAAAGAAATCAATATTGGAAAAACATTGTTTCAAAGTATGGAAATCCACAAGTTCAAGTATTGGCTGAATGGAATACTGCAGAAGAAGCAAAACAACATGAAATACTTTTAATTTCTTGTTTTAAGGATATGGGCTATCAGTTAGCCAATCTAACCAATGGTGGTGATGGCTGTAATGGCTATAAACACACAGAAGAGCATAAACAAAAATTATCTAAACGAGTTTCTGGAAAAGGAAACCCAATGTACGGAAAATTTGGAAATAAAAATCCAGCTTTTGGAAAAGGACATTTAAAAAGCGGGGATAAACACCCAGGGTTTAAAGGGTTAATAGAGTCAACAGAATTATCCACAGGAAATAAAACAACTTTTGCTGGTGGAAAAGAACTTAAAGCCGCGGGTTTCTTAGCATGTAAAGCATACGCTTGTGTAAATAAAGAAAGAAAAACCCACAAAGGCCACACATTTAAAAGGTTAGAAGTATGAGTGTAATAATGTCCTATGACAGTTTAATACAAAATATAATTTCGTACATGGAAAGAAATGACCCGGACTTCATTGCGCAGATACCCAATCTGATTGCGCTGGCAGAGTCATCAATTGCTGCAGAGCTTAAGACCTACCTACAATTGATTGTGGTAGAGACCAATCTTGCACAGAACCAAACTGTTCTGAACAAGCCAGCACGCTGGAGAAAAACTGTCTCTATGAAGGTCAACGGGCAGCCAGTCTTACTACGCAGCCAGGACTATGTGGCCCAGTACTTATCTGAGTCATCGGCAGGCAAGCCAGTATACTACGCGGACTATGACTACAGCAACTGGAACTTTGCCCCACAGCCAGATACAAGCTATCCTGTAGAAATTATTTACTATGCAGAGGTTCAACCATTAGATTCTTCTAATCAACAAAACCTATGGACAGCTATCGCAC